AGATCTTTTACTTGATCCTCGAAGTTTCTTAAACGATCATCGGTGTTTTTTTGATGTGAGACAATGCCGGCAATTAGACGTTTCGCCTCTTCGATTTTGGTATTCATAGGTTCTCCTATTTTGACGTGAGTATATAGGCAAATGCCTCAATTAAATCATTAAAACTTTTCTCTTCTGTATCATCCTCTTCATCCAGTTCTTTATCTTCTGAATCTTCATCATGATACTTTTCTTCTTCTTCCTTATCCATCTCTTTTTCTTCTTCCTCTTCCTCTTTCATTGCTAGTTCTTCCTCTTCCTCTTTCATTGCATCTTCTTCCATTTCCATCTCTGCCTTAGCAAAAGACACAATATATCTATCATCTTCTTCTTTTACATCTAGAATATGTTTATTAACAATAAGATTATCCTGGATAACTTCTTTCACTTCTCTAAGAATCTCTTCTTTCATTGCGTTATAAAACTTTTGCTCTAACATTGTAGCCTCTCCATTTGCCGGAATAGTGACGATTGATACTTCCAATAATTCTGCTTTGCTATAATACATGCCTCTTTGGCCATAGTACTTATTATCTGTAGGGAGTTCGGATCTTGACTTGCTTTCAAGAGGTCTAAAACCAACAGAGACAGCATTCATGAATCCTGCTTTAACTTTTCTTTGAACTTCTTTTGCTCTTTCGTCTTCTGTATCAAATTCCACGTCAACAATAAGTTTATCATTTCGGACGTAAACATTGCCCCTCGCTATCGGCAGTTGGTTTGAATCATGATTGAGTAAAATAACATTATTGCGTTTATAGTTATCTAATACCCACCCCCGTACATCGATGATATCACCATAGCGATCAGGAGTAGCAGAAGACGCAACAAATGAAACCTTCTCCTTTGTACTAGAAGTAGATTCTGTTCTCTTCATTATATAGGTGTATTTATGCATAGATCCTCATTGCAAATATACCAAAGGCGATCACCATGTACAACAATTTGAAAATATTATTACAATATATTGTTATTTATGTTGTTTTTTTAATAACATCTGTTATAATATAATTACTAACCAACCAACCATAGGAAAAAACAATGAAAATAACCAAAGGACATATAAATCAAAGCACATGGGGAAAAGAGAACGGAGTAAAAGACCAAAAGTTCTATAACGATCAAAATGATATAATATGCCGTCTAACTATTGATCATGAATTAAAAGATCATCCTACATACACTTGGAAAAAAGTTTGGAATATTGATTATTATACTGTAAGCATGGACTTAGTAAAAGATGAAACACATTATACAACAGAATGGAGATGTACAGAATTGCTTTCTGATTTTAGAGTATATGATAAAGATGGAAATTGGACGACCGTATATAATAAACTTGGATATCATAGAACTAGAAAAGAAGCCCAACAAGTTATCAGAAGATGTTTGCAATCTACTGTGAATCCTAAAAGCAGATTCAAACTAAAAATTACATTCAAACAATCGCATCATTATTATGGAACAAAAGTTTTTTATCGTGATTTGGTATGTATAGATACAAGAGAGGAGGCAGAACAATTAATTAAAAATCTTTGTGGATGGTATTGTCCTAGACAAAAGAAAGAAGAGGAAGAAGAAGAAATTGAAAGTATCGAGATCATTGATCTTGAAGAAGAGGAAGAAGAAGAGGAAGCAAAAGAAGAAATACAAAGAGGATGTTATGTTGTTGCTCTTTACTATACGAATGGAGAACTAGAAACTTTTAGACTTCCTTTGATAACAGATAGAGAAGAAGCACAGAAATTCTGTGATCTTTATGAACAACAGCAACAAGTAGATATGGCTAGATTAATACTTTCACCAAACAATAACCAACAAGGAGAACATTATGCAGTATGAATTAAGATACAGCGAAAAGCATCATTTATATACAATCTTTGATATATTCAACAATGAACCAGTAGAAGATTATCAAAATGCAAAACAAGCATATCGAGAATGTAACAAACTGAATAGTAGACAGAGATATAAAGTAAGATACAGCATCAAATTAGAAATATATACAATTTGGTGTACTTGGGATTGTGAACCTATAGAAGATTATAAAGATGCAAATCAAGCATATCAAAGATGTGAAGAACTAGGTGAAAGATGATAACAATAGGCAGTCTATTCAGTGGGATAGGAGGTTTCGAATTAGGCTTAGAGCGTGCCATTCCAAATAGCAAAACAATATGGCAAGTAGAACAAAATAAATACTGTCAAGCCATACTAAAAAAACACTGGCCAGAAGCAATTATGTATAACGATATTAGAGAGGTAAACTATGAAAACGTACATCCAGTTAACATTATTTGCGGTGGCTTCCCCTGTCAAGGGGTGTCCTGTGCAGGTCAAGGAAAAGGAATTGAAGGAGATAAAAGGAGCGGTCTTTGGGGGGAAATGTACAGACTTATCGACGAACTACGACCTAGAATTGCAGTTATGGAAAACGTACCCGCGCTGCTGTGGAAAGGAAGAGGTATGCACGTTGTCATGTCTAACTTGGCACAAATCGGGTATGATGCAGAATGGACAATTATATCAGCTAGACAATTTGGTGCACCCCATTTACGAAAAAGAGTCTTTATCATTGCCTACCCCAGAAGCATCAGCGATAGGGGGAAACATAACACAAAAATATTACATGACAAAGAACGGAACACCGCGAACAATACGAAAAAAATCAGGTCAAACGGGAACTCCGGCATTAGAAACATACATCAAGATAATGATACAAGAGCAGAGACTGTTTACTCCGACAGCGAACGAACACAAATATCGATTGAAGGGAAACACCCAAGCGTCGAAATGTTTGGAAGCCAAAGCGAGGAAAGGAGAGTTAATACTTACTGGTCAAAAGGGACGATTGAATCCCCGATTTGTAGAATGGATGATGGGGTTTCCGGAAGGGTGGACAGAATAAAAGCCTTAGGGAATGCAATTGTTCCGCAATGTAGTGAGTATATAGGGAAATGTATTTGGAAATCAGGATTATTAGATTAAGATTCTTCTGTTTTCTTTACATATAAGATCGGATCTGTAAAAGGAACCGATCTTTTTTTATTCATCGAGTACTGGAACAATTGTACATCTACAGTTTATATTATTACTTGCCTTTGAAAAGGTTCCTGGAGAAGATGCGGTATCCAAATCACTTGCTACAAATTCCTCATTTGCTCCCACAATAACACCATCAAGTTCTTCGTGTGTTTTTCTTACATTTCCATCTTGAGCAGATAACCATTGTTTTTTTACTTGTATTCCATTCTCAGATAATGTTTGATAACTTGCTGAAGTTGCTTGATTGACTACTCTAGTAGCCTCTGTTCTAGCGATCCTGTTTGCTCTTCCCAATGTAAAGATCCCACTTTGATCATCTTGTAGGAGATTCTCTGCTATTGCTCTGGTTGATAATCCATTTTCAAGACCCCTTTGAACAAAGAATCCGATAGATTGACCTGTTGAGTTTGTGATATTGTTTATTGATTCTCTCCAAATCTGTTGTGCATAGTCACGATTCCCAAAAACAAGATCTACTGGTCTATCTCTTCCTGCTCTTCTATAGAGATCGTCAAGTTGTTGATTACCTGTCAACATCCACCATTTAAGCCATGTATCACCTACAGCCCGATCAAGTTCCTGTCTCTCTTGCTGTATTGCCAAAAAGGTTTCTCTATCGACAATCAAAGACTTTTCCTGATTATCAATCTTCTCTATTCTCTTTGCGTATCTTTTCTTTGCTGCTGTTAGATAACTCTTAAATCTTCTCAGCAATTCCTTTTCTGCTTTTCCTTGTGAGTTTTTCACCCATCTATTCCAATATCTTTTCTTTGCTCGCTCTTCCTTCTTTGATTCATCAATCTTCTTCTTCATTTGATTGATTACCTTCTTCATTTTACTTTGACCTATAGAACCGATCGATAGCCATTTGATCTGTGCTACTATTCCGGCAATCGTTGACAGGTTGACAGGATGAGAAGAATCTGAGAACTGAGAACCATCTTTAAGATGTCGAGCGATCCATGCTTCTCTGAGTTTGATAGCACGCTCTTCTGATAATCCTTCAGGAACTCCTCCTCTTTTTGCAATAGGTCTAAGTTTTTTATACTGTTCATTACCTCTTATATTACCGCCTGCTCTCCATATACTAGGATAATTCAGTTTAAGTTTTTCAGCAAAATCAGGGTCAAAAGTCCTGTGGTTGGAGTTTCTGAGACTGATCTTTTTGTTATCTCCTTTCTTTGGGAAGTTGGTGAGTTCTTCAGAGTCTTTTTTTTTACTGTCAAAACCTAGATATGAATCTAGAAGAACAGGAGGCTCCATCTTTAAAACGTCGAAGTATTGTTTGATAACTTGATAGGCCGCT